ATAGCCTGGTGTGTCGATTTTTCCCTTCGCTGTGTCTTGTTCATGGGACAGTAATTATCCGTTTACCCCAGTAGGCAAAAAGTGACCACAATATAACCTTACACATTGGAGAGAGGAAGCAGGCGTTCCTTTATGGTGAACTATACCGATGGAGGTGAAATGAAAAACACTAAACATTTCATCTGCGATAGCTGTGATCCAAAACATCCGGCCTGCTCCCCCGTGGGATGAATATACCACAAGACTTATCCGGGATTAAAAAAGCAGGCAGTACCGTCACCACGAAGTCCCACCGAAACTCATAGTTCGCCTAAACCAGAACAACAGTGGAGGAGATGTAACCGACAAGAGTTAGTTTCCCTTCCGGTACTACCTGCCGTTCAGAATGAAACCGCACCAGAATGATTCCAGACTAGAATCATTCCAGACTAGAATGATTCTAGTCTGGAATAATTACCTAAAAAATATTGGAATCATTCTATATAGAATGATTCTATATAGAATGATTCTATAGAATTATTCCAGACTAGAATCATTCTAGTGAATATCGGATTTCCTTACGGATTTTACAAAAGTATTCTTTCTACGGGATAAAAGCAACTATTACAGTAAATTTTTTTTTGTAAAAAATTTTTTCTGCTCTGGAGTCCCAGATCGATTCCTGAAACAAAAAGGGTCCGGGCAGAACCGTAACAGGGGCTGGATTCAGCATTATTCTGGAAAAATGAGAATTATTTGAGTGGATTACTATGTATATAACCTTGGAAGGCGGCCTCAGCCTCAGGGGGGGTAGGGGGTTGATTTTAAAGGGATTTATGGATTTCGACATTATCAGCCCAGTCCGGGGCCCAGGCTGCCGGAATCGGCCGAAGTGGGAAAACGGAGCGGATCAGGCAGGATCATGCAATGTCGGGCCAACCAAGAATCAATGACTTATGGGTGATAGCTAGAAAAAACGCAGGTGGTAATCCAAATATTCTCTGGACCCCGCATAAACATTGACTTGTTTACATAATAACCATTCTGCGCACATGTATGATTATCACCCCGAAGTGGGGTCCAGGTGGGAAATCAGGGTTTTAGTGCATGGCCGGGTCTTCTACCTGGGCAGCATCCTGGGCTGGCGCCTCCGGCACCGGGTCAGACCCTGCATGATCATCAGGATCCCCCTCAGAGCCTTGTTCTGGGCCGTCTAAGGTGATTCCGAGCTCTGCCAGCTTGGTAACCAAGGCTGCTGTAATCGCCTCTGGATCGTCCGATAATTTGTTCTCAATCGATATCTCTGACTTGGCATAAAGTCCACTGATACGGGCCATTAAGTCCAATGCTTTCAGTCGGTTAGGGCCGAAACCTTCATCGTCTATAGCTTCCCGGAGCCTGGCGGCCACAAGATCAGCCTGCGAGAGCGCCCTGGCCTGTGATCCCCTCTCTCTAGCCTCTATTAGCTGCTTCACCCTATACTGAATCTCAACCGTACCAGCCAATCGGCTACTTATGGTGTTGGTGCTTCTGGCTGTGGTTGATGGCTTGACATTATATGACGCACGGTACGCATCACTATAACTCTTACCTGAGGCCACCTCCCGGCAGAACTTCTGCTGCTTACTGGTGAGTTGTTTTGGTTTCGACATCAGCCGATTTTAGACCCTATCCTCCGGTCTTGTACAGAGCCGGTACGTCTTGCGCCCAAACCCTGCACCGGGATTGGATACCATTGAACCCACATCACACCAAGGAGCCCACATGATACAAATACAACCCACCACATTCCCGGAAACAGGCTTTGTCCGGCTTTCCCAGATCCTCACCGTGTTCCCAGTCTCCGAGTCTTCATGGTGGGCCGGTGTGAAATCGGGCAGGTATCCTGCCGGGATCAAGCATAGCCGCCGCTGCACATTCTGGAGAGCCGAAGACATCCACGCCTTACTTGAAGAGATTGAAAGAAAATCCTAACAAGACCTTCATTTACTGACCCAAACAAATTTGCCCGCAGAATCCCTGCTGCGTTTTTTTGACTGGCTGCGCAGGGTGGCCGCATAAAATTGTTTCCGGCATTCAATGGTGCAGAATTTTGTTCGTCCGTAATGGTTTTTTTGGCGGAAAGTTTTTCCGCATCCCTTGCAGTCCCGCATCGGGCCGGGTATCTCAGATGCAACCACCCTGCTTTTTTGCTGGTGCTCCCTGCCTTCCAGGGATTGGTAAATCATCCCTGGTTTGCCCAACAGCAATCTGGCCGCCAGCATCTGCTCCAGGTTCCCTTTCCCGGAGCTCGCATCCACCATTTTCCGGTGCAGGTCGGCACCCACAAGACCAGTAGATAAATTAAATCCGGCGGCCCGTTTGAATTCATTGGCAAGAATTCCGTGCGCAAGCTGCACATGGCCCCCCAGATGCTGCCCCACCCAGTCGCATCCTTCCACCAGGCAGGGGAGTTCATCGGTGGACATAAACTCATCAAAACACTGCGGGAGTGCCATCTCCTGCGGGTTGGCAACCCACCTGTCAAAGCGTTTCGCCATGTACTGCCTGTAGCAGATGCTGCTACAGAATTTTTTCTTCTCGGACGGTTTGTTGTAGACCTCCTCCCCGCACTCCAGGCACGGTTTGTATTCTCCGGTCCTTTTCCCCGCATTCCAGCTTGGCATTTGGGCGAGTTTCATGCGATTCGCGCAGAGCATTGTGTAAAACGCATCGGAAGATATATAGCAGTCCATCGAGCAGTACTGCTTCGCGGTTCGGGACCGGAACGGTTTCCCGCAACGCCTGCACGGCCCGCGATCTGGAATTGGTGTACAAAGTTTTTTGCGTACCGCCGCCTGCCTACAGGCTGTGGAGCAATACGGTGCCCGTCCTTCATATTTTTTGTGGTATGCCTGGGAATTGGAACCAGCGAAAACAGCTTCACAATGGCCGCAGACCAGGTTGTCCCGAATCCGTATCAACTCAGCGTTCATCCGTTTCATTTTCTTCTCCTGAAAAAACTGAAGCGCGAACGGCTATCGAATAGCTTTTTGAGTTTTTTAGCTGCCTTCACGGTACTGATAATTTGTTCAGTAAGTTTCACTCGCCTTTCTCCCGTTCAATCAGCATATCCAGGTAGTGCCGGGCTTTCTCCAGATCCTCGATGCCTCCCCCGCCCTTCGTTTTGTAACGGCATAAATACTTAATAATATTTCCGACCCCATAGCCCAGCCCATTGCGCTCAATGAATTCAAAAGGAGAAATATCGAGGTCTTTGTAATGGTCACCACCGACCTGCTCATGGAATGCACTCATTTGCCTATCTCACTCCAGTCTTTATCCAGTTTTCCGCTAGTCATCCTCTGCCACAGCGACATGACATCATAGATGAATATTGTATCTTCCCCGGAAACATCCCCCCGCAGAATAGATTCACCCATGGATTTCAGCCTGGGGTAATTCCTGATGTCCTTCAGACTTTTACAGGTAAATATCGCGTGTTTGATGATTGCAGAATCCAGGTCTTTCCGGCATCCATCGATGCACTCCCGGACATATTTACCAATGAGTCCATTATCAGAGCGGGGAAAGCCGGGGATATTTTTCAACTCCCCGTAGTCCTTCCTGCCGTCAAAGAGTGTTTCCCAGACCTCATGCCCGGTTTCACCGCAGATATCCAGCTTGATGGCCGGTTCTTTCTCACCTGAGAAATCATCCACCCCGGCGCTGATGCACTCCTTCAGGAAATGCGGAAAGTAGTAGACCGGGAAAGAAAACGGCGTGGTGGTCCCGCTGACTGAATCGCTCCCGCTGATTACCAGGCTCAGAACGGGCCAGAGATATCCAGGATATTGATGGCCGGAGTAGGGTCCAAACCCTTCATCCAGGTCGAAATTACCTTCTCGGCGGTCTATGCAGTGGAAGAACCAACTGAAAAGTTTTTCATAAACCTCCCCACTGCGGGGCACCATCAGGTGTTCCTTTTTCGACTTGAGCAGTCCGAGGCTGTGGAGTTGTTCCCTGACTTCGGGTTTGTGGGCCGAGATGAACTCCTTGATGTACCCGATTTGCCGTCCAACGTAGCTGTCCGGCAGGGGCTTTCCGGTCATCGTTGCCATCGTTTCCAGATGGGTGTTATTTTCCACCCACAGTCCACGCATTCCTTTTTCATCCGGGCTCAATGTCTCGAAATACTCCTGTAGTGGAATTCCCAGTTGCCCGGCTTCTTCCTTCAGGGTTTTCAAGGATTCCCTCCCGTACCTGTTTGCATATTCCTTGACGGGTATGCCCAGTTTGGCTGCCATGGATTTCTGCACGGGAGTGATGTAAAAAGTGATCCTGGTCCGGGTCATGTGCTTGACGCGCCATGGCGGGGAGTCCGGCTCAAGATGGCAGTGCCAGAGGGCGAAAGGAGCGATATCCGGGTTCCTGTGGAAGGCGCTCATTCGACCTGCCAGCCCCCGCCTTCCTGTTCGATCCATCCCCTCGCCCTGATCTGGTTCTTGGTGGTGATGAGTGCGGTGTCCACCTCACCCAGCAGGGTCTGCAACTCGCCACGTTTCAGCACCAGTTCCTTCTCACGCCTCATCAGCCGTACACTCTCACTGGCCGGTGGGGTATCGGTCATCTCATTTGCCATCTCAATCTCCTTTAATTCAGGTTGTTTTTCTACAGGTTCATTCCGTGGAACGGCGGCCGTGGTTGCCGGAACCAGCATGGCGATGCCGCCCCCGATACCAAACAGGCCGAACATCCCTGATGAGGCAACGGTCACAGCCAGCCACTGGTCGGGGATCCCCCCGATTTCAAAATTAGCGATCCCGAACCAGAGCAATGGAATAGATATTACAATCAGACCGATAGCCAGAATTCTTTTCCTCAGCATGATTTCCATAATTATGGCCTCCAGAATTTGTTTTCCTTTCATGGTTTTTTCCTCTAGTTCAAAAATCTGATGGCAATCCCGCGCTGCCAGATGGCCGATTGCCAGAAAAATGCACCGCATAGGATTAGCTCAAAGGCGAAAATCGAGGTCATGCCGAATCCAACCATGTAGAAAACATGGAACGGCACGATCATCCTGTCGGCCACAAACACAAAGGCGGCAATTCCCACCCCCAGCAGGACCAGGACCGTGCCGATAACGGGCCGGTGTTTGAGGATCACCCTTGAATGCTCTGCGGCATCGAGATACCACATACCGAAAACGAAAGTCAGCAGGGACATGGCGGTCCCGGCTCCAAGCAGGATCAAGATTATTTTCATCAGTCACCGTCCTCCGTGGAATGACCATTATTGTGGTGGATTTCCATAATGAATTTGCCCAGAACTTCCACCACCTGTGGCACCACTGCGTTGCCGAGTGCTTTGATTCTCTTGGTACGGTCCGGGCAACCCTTGACCAACCGTTTCAATCCTTCAGGTTCGTCCAGCCATCTGGAAACCCCATAAGGTATTCGACAAAATTTGGGTTGAGGTGACCAGACACTTGTTCCACTTCCTGAACTGTTGCGTCCAGATAATACCGATTGAGCCGATAAATGTGACTCTTGCTGCCCAGTGGACCCACGCCCTTCCACTCGCTGGCTCTCGGAGTCGGCCACATTTTTGTGGGAGATGATGAAGATTCTTTGGCGGATGTGCGGCGCGTCAACTGCGATAGCTCCAATATTAAACGTTTGTGAGGTGTAGCCTTCATCTTCCAGGTCAGACAGCGCAGGGTCGAGGCCCAGACGCACGAGTCCAGGAACGTTCTCGCCAATAAACCAACGGGGCTGGACTTGTCGAATAATTCGATGAACTTCCGGCCAGAGGTGGCGATTATCTTTTGATCCGAGTCTGCGTCCGGCAACGCTCCAGGGCTGGCAAGGCCATCCTGCAAAAATAAGGTCAACTGATCCTTGGTATTGATGTCCATCGAAATCCTCTATATCAGAATGAATCGGTATGTGCGGCCAGTGTTTGGACAGAACCTGTTGGCAAAAATCATTGTTCTCGCAGAATGCCACTGTCTGCATCCCGGCGCGTTCCAGTCCGAGGCTTCCGCCGCCTATGCCACTGAACAAGTCCAGTACCCTCATAAATCAATCCCATACGGGTTGTGCTGTTGTTTTTCAATCGCCCAGGGATGCAGTAACTTCAGCACCCCTGACCAGTGTGCCCTCATGTCTGACGGCAATGTTTTCCTTCCAAGAACTGTCTGCACCGCCTTGATGCGGATTTTCAAGACCTCCTGGTGGCCTTTCAAAAGCTGGCGATCCGGCAATTCCACAGGTTCAGATTGTTTGATCATGTCATCTCCCATCACGTTCTCCAAAATCTTCCGGGGTCAGCGCAGGCATCCGGGTCGGAAAATCTTCCTGACTCGTCTGCCGCCTGGTCCTGAAAAACCCGTCATGTTGTGGGTATATCCTGTGGAAACTTCTTGCGTAGAAAGGTGAGTAATGGTCATTGAGCTTGAATTCCTTTCCTGCCTGATAGGACGGCTCTTCTGTCTCCCACCGGATTCTGTGGAAAATACCACGGGCACTGTAGTGCTTAAACCCACGGTTTATCTTTTCCTGCGTGAAGCGCACAAACAGATCCCAGACTTCAGGATGTTCCGAATGAAAAGCCTTGACCTGGGACCGCATCTCATCCAGACGGGTTGACTTCGATTCAAAACGGGAAGTCATCGTCCGGGTCAGCATCGGGCTTCGGTGCAGGTGCCTTTGTTTCAGCTTCAGGTTGCGCACCTTCCTCAAACAGGTGGTTGTACTCCTCAGGATAGTAGGCATTGGCCCTCAGGTATTGAAACTTATCGCCCTTGTTTTCACCCTGTGAAATGGTGCGGGTCCATGCTGCCAGTTGAAGTTTTATTTTCTCAGGTGCAACACCGCCCCTGTGCAGGGTCACCAGAACCTTCAGTTGTTCCGGTGAAATTTGAATATGTCCTGTTACAGACGGGTGGTTTTCAGCCGTCTTCCTGTCATTGAGCCACAGGCCACCCTCACTTCTCGGATACTTGTCATCACTCATCATTTTGCTCCCTCATTGTTTGTGTAAAAAAGTTTCAATTCATCAATATTTTTTTTCAGTTGCTGGATCTGTTTGGGGTAACCTTTCTTGTGGATTTCCAGAAAGGTGGCCCGGTTCGCGTCCACTATCTTGTCCAGTGATTCGACATCGTCTGAAAATCCCTTGATGCCCTCAAAAAGTTGGTCACAAAGCCAAGTGGCACCACCCTCAGTCTTGATGTTGACTGCGGTTCCTTCGTAGTCAAAATCCTCCAGCTTCTTTCCCTCCCTGGAGGTGTAGCCGGAGCCGTCCTCCGTGGGAACCTCCTGCGGAACCTCTTCCTGCACGGGTTCTGCCGGAATCTCCTTAACCTTTTTCTTGGCAGTTTTTTTGGTGGTTTTTCTGGCAGGGGCTTCCGCCTTCTCATGGATGGCGTGGTTCACCTCATCGAATGATGCGTAGTTTCCTCCACTCAGGCCGCAGGCAGACAAAGCCCGGCCGATGGAGCTCGTCAGGCAGTTCTCAACGGCGCTTGTTTTATTAACCATGCCAGAACCACGGAACTCTTCGGCATAATCGTTGGCAAGCTGCCGCCATGATCCATCCACAAAAACGCTCACTGTGGTTTCTGCAAGAACCTTGGTTTCATCTGCCACATGGATTTGTGAGATGATTTTGCCGTTCTCACCATAGGCTTCCCGGAAAGCCTGTACCCTGGTGTGAACTTCGGCATAGTATTTGCCTTTAATATTTACCTTGTCGCTGTCCGGCAGTTCTGCCATGTTGGCCACTGCCTGTATCAAACGGTCTTTCGTTTCCTCGCTGCTCATTACCTTTCTCCTTTTACGGGACTAGATTTGTCCCGTATATTTTCTGAATTGCTCGATATTCCTGTTCTCTTCTTTTCATATCCAGTTTTGTTTCTTCCAATCTTGATCTGAACCTGTCGGCCTCGTCAGCGGTGATTTCATTTTTATCCACCAGGCGTGAAATATTTTCCTCAAAATCTAAAAAATCTTTCTGGTTCAGTTGGCTTTTCCATATCATCATTGGGTATTTCATTCGATTTTTCCACACACCGCGTACAGAAGGATTCGTCCCCTTAATGATTTTTGTCCAGTCTTCCATGTGGGCACGGAGAAGAGCCATTCTTTTTTCTCTATAAAAAACTTGTCTGGTTCTTTCGGCAGACAGGCCGCCATGCTTGACCCCCAATTTACGAAAAGAGGTTCCGTGGTCGGTCCTCTCCCTGAAGATTTGTTCATCCCTTTTTTGATTTTTTCTCTCTCCCAATTTAGGCATATCGGTGCGATCCTCACTGGTTAAATTGTTCTCTCGCTGACTTGATGATGATCTCGGCTAATTCCTTCACGGCAAGTTTGTCGAACAGGCTGAAGGGGATTCCGGTAACAAACCTCTCGCCCATGGAGATCACCACCTGTTCATTGACCAGCCTCATACCCAGATTGACTTTCTTGAACCTTTCATCAGCCCATAGGCCCAGCATTTTCCTTTCAATCAGGTCTTCCGCGTGGAATTCGATGGTGATTGATTTTTCGATATTAAAGACCGCCATTGTTTTCCTCCCGGTACTGCTTGTACTGCTGGCAGAACCTTGCAACCCTGCAATAATCCTCCTCACAACGGATACGCTTTCCATGGCGCACCTCGATACAATCCTCTGCATCCATGGAATTATTTTCACAGTATTCTTCCGCTTCCTCACGGCTACTGAGAACCTTGATGGCCCGTTTGTGCTTGGAGGATTTCTTGACCGCGAAGGTTCCGGGCCTTGCCCACATCTCTTCCGGGGTGCATGGGGAAAGGCTGTCCCCGACAAAATCAGCAATGCCTGCTGCCTCATGGGCCTTCAGGCGGTCTTCCACATATTCCTCACCCTGCTCACGGTCCCAGAGGGGGACTGACAACTGCATAATCGGGTGTGGCGGGTAATCAGGCTTGGCTGATGCATCGGAAGCCCTCCAGTCCCGGAAAATTGCGCAGATGAATAGTTCAGATACCTCAATATCCTTTACCTTACGGACCAGGTAGGCGTAGCTGTTCAGTTGTGAAATCCACTCCGGCTTAACACCACCGTGATCCTTGCTCAGGATATAAGTCCAGACGCTGGTCACCTTGTGGTCCACGATAATGACGGTGCCATCCTCCTTCAGGATTTGCATATCCAGAGCGCCGGAAAGTTTAAGTCCGTCAGGGTGGTCATAGAAGAGCCTTTCTTCCACGATGCAACGCTCCCCCGCACCCGCCTCCATCATGGAGTGGACCCCTGTTCCCAGAGATGAGAACAGTCGGTCACTGGCATCCTCCTTGATTTCATCGGCGTGTTTCTTTTTCAGTACCGCGATCTGGGGGCTGTCAATCCAGGTGCTGGGGGTCAGGTCACTGCCCCCAGCACTGTAAGAATCATGGGTGAGTGCTTTGAAAATCGGCTCAAGAAGGTTCTGTTTGTTGCTAAATTCCGGCACGGCGGCTCACACGGAAGATTCTGATATAGTTGCCCGAGGTTCTTGAGTTACATTTAATCACTGAAAATTTGTACTGGGGATTCTTATTGGAAAATCTTCTGACCCTGATCCGCAAGCTGACAATTTTGCGCCTGAATTCCCGCTCATTGGCGGCATCCACCCGGATGCTGTCCCCTACCTTCATGTCTTTCAGAGGCAGGTCACCTACCATCACACGCTCGGTCACGCTGTTGGGCAATGGGATGCCCTTGTCGATCTTCATATTTTCTCCAAAGAGTTTATACGATACGGAGTCCTCAAGTTTAGGGGTTAGGATGTACTGATGTCAAAAGAATTTTCCTTCATCGTCCAGGGAGAGCCAGCAAGCAAGGCAAACAGCAGGCAGATCGTGACTATCCGGGGCAGGCCAGCGGTCATCAAGAGTGCCAAGGCAAGACGCTATGTGACTGATTTTCAAATACAATGTCCCAGATTAGACCCTTTGCTGGAGGGAGATCTGGCAGTCTCGATCAAAGTCTTTTATGCAAGTAGAAGGCCCGACCTGGATGTCAGTCTGCTCCTGGATGCGATGGAAAATTTTATTTACTCGAATGATAGACAAGTTCGTGAGCAGCATCTATATTGGGGGCTCGACAAAAAAGCACCACGGGCAGAGATCAAAGTGAAGAAAATAAAAAAATCCCCCCCCGTCTTCGGGGGGGGATCATCAGCCAGCGAGGACTGGCAAACAGGCAAGCTGACCAAGGCTGCCTGCAAGGAACCAAGTATAGATATAATTTTCAGCGAGGAGAAGACCAATGGCCCAAAGTCATGTTGAGATGGCAGTCCAGAATGTTGTCCAGAATTCCAGAATCCAGTGCCCCGCCTGTTCCACCACCAGAAAAAAATCTAAAGAGAAGACCCTTTCCGTCACCATAGATGGACCTGAAAAGGTCTACAATTGCTTTCATTGCAATATAAGCGGGAAGGTCAGCGACAGGTACATGAGTGCCTTTGATGATTTCCTTGCGACCACCCCGATTGTCAGCAATGTCATTGAGCTCCCGTCCACTGCCCATGAGAGGCAACTGAATGAATTCCTCGCCACCCGTGGAATCAGCGAGGTCATCGCCAAACAGTACGGGGTAGTCGCTGACCTGAAATGGTTCAACAAAACCGCAGGCAAACAGGTTGCGGCCGGATTTGTTTACGGTGACCCGAAGGAACCCAGCGCCATCAAGTGGCGCTCCATCCAGGGGAAAGCCTTCACCCAGACCGGGGCAGCCCAAACCTTTTACGGATTAGAAAATCTGCCCGAAGACATGAGCGATACGACCCTCGTTGTCTGCGAGGGCGAGCTCGATTGTCTCAGTATAGCGCAGGCACTTTCTGTTACTGATACAGAATCTGATGCAGAAGTAGCGGTGGTGAGTGTACCGAATGGCGCTCCGGCGAAATTCGTGCGGAATGATGACGGGACAAAATTTAACTACCTCTGGGAGGGGCGGAAGATTCTGGAGTCATGCTCCAAGGTCATCCTAGCCACAGACCATGATGGACCCGGTGATATCCTGAAGCAGGAAATAGGAAGGCGCGTTGGTTTGGGCAAGTGCTGGGAGGTTCAGTTCAGCACGGACCTGAAGGATGCCAACGCGGTGCTCTGCGCTGAAGGCCCGGAGCGGTTGCGGGAGATCATTGAGGCAGCGACCCCGATGCCGTTATCAGGTGTCTACAGCGCAAACGATTATAGTGAGCAGGTTCAGGATCTCTACGAAGCGGGTGGAACCGGCAAGGGATTATCCACCGGATTCAAGTCCCTTGATGACCTCATCACCATTGCTCCGGGCCTGTATGTCATCACCGGGATGCCAGGGCATGGTAAGAGTGCCTTCGTTGATGCCGTCATGGTCAACTCAGCAAAGCTCCACGGTATGAGATGGGCTATCTGTTCAATGGAGAACCCGGTCAAGATTCATATCTTGAAGTTAGCTGCAATCTATACCGGCAAACCATTCTTTGAGGGGCCGACTGAGCGCATGAGCAGGGATGAATTAAAAGATGCTATGGAATGGATAAGCGACCATTTTTCATTCCTTGAGAACCGTGACGGTGAGGTTGCCACCCTGCAAAGTATTATTGACCGGACCAAGAGTGCCATCCTGAGAAAATCTGTCAGTGGTCTGGTCATTGATCCCTACAATTGTCTTGAATCAAAACATGAATCTGAGCATTTGGGAATTTCCGAAATGTTGTCACGCCTTATTTCTTTCGGTGCCTCTCACTCTTTAAGTACCTGGTTCGTGGCCCATCCCACGAAGCAACCATACGATGCCAAGAACAAACCGCTGGACGGAAACGCGATTGCCGGAAGTCATTCCTGGAACAGTAAAACTGACGTAGGGGCTAGTCTCTACTTGGAGGGTGACAACAACCAACCGATAGTGAATATCTGGAAAAGCCGCTTCTATTGGATCGCTAAACGTGGTCAGCAAAAACTACAGTACCATGTAGCTACAGGAAGGTTCAGTGATCTGAAGGATAATTTCGACTGGTCAATGGACTAGCTAGAGTAGTCCCCTTTCCCTGCCAATCTTCAATATCTGTTCCGCGAGATTGCTGTTTTTCTCCTCCAGATCCCGGCGCATGGCGATCAGTTTTTCCCGCAATCTCTGAACTTCAGGGTCCAGGATATCCAGAATGGCAATCGCCTGACCGAGCCTCTCGATAGCCTCTCGTGTTGTCACCTTGATCTCCTGCTCCTCACGTTGGCGTTGAGTTTCGTTGTGGTGATGCCATTGTTGCGCGTTATCTTCTTCCAGAAGATCAATATCTGGGCTTGTTTTCTCACTCATCGTTTAATCTCCTCACAGTTGATGTCATTTCTATAAGGGGGCCATGCCCCGAGCTCCACCATCTCACAAAAATGGACTGCCTCCAATTGCTCATCCTGATGATCCCATCTGCCTGTGATGCCAGCCAGAATAATCAGAGCCAAAATAAGTAGCGCGTGGATAGGTTTCATTGCCTCAAATCCTTATGTTGTGCGAGAGTCTCTTCAATGTCCTCCCGTGCCGCCTCAAGAAAATCAGACTCGCTCTCATAGGAAGATCGGTACTCGCTGTCAAACCTGAACTTCTCTCCCCGGTAATCCACAACCGTGTCGAGGGTTCCATCATCTACGATGGATATAGGTCTAGCCGTTGTAGCTGGAACAGGTGCTGCACAGGGGTTCTGTTTCACTTTCGTCATCTTCATACTCCTTTGGTAAATAAGGGGTCAATGGGTTTGACCAGAACTTGGAACCACATTCTGAACAGGTGGACCGCTCGTCTGGTTCCAGGGATCTTTCCGGGAAATCAATCGTCATCAATCAATTCCTAGCTGTCTGATGCCATTCACAATATCTTCCGCATAGCGAGGCTCCACAAAAAAAGTATCTCCGATCTGTGGGCCAGACTCCACGTTTTCATACCACCATGCCTTGGCACTATCGTTGGTAGGCTTGAATCCTATCAAGGAACCGTGGTTCACAATTTCAAATCCAATGGTCATTTCTATCTCCTCAATTTAGTGGTTCACTAGCAAGCCCACTCAGAACGAATGGGCTTGGTGGTTGAATCAATTCTTAGGAAAGGCGTTTGTTCCATGCCAGAAAATATCCTTGGCATCTGTGTTTGCAATCTCTCTGGAAACCTCCCCAGTGGCCTCTCCCCACGCGATACCATCGCCATTTTTCTCCAAAGCACCATCATTCATAATGGCAGTCACCAGCAAGAAAACTCCGCCAGCACCATCATCTGACCACTTGTAGGCGTTGCCGGAATATTTGCTGACCGTGAAAATCGCATTATTCATGTCTGTTTCTCCTCTTTGGTTTTCCAAGACCCCCTCACCTGGCAGGGGTTTCGACTAGTAACCATCTAGTCTCATCAGTTGGAATTGATGGCCACCACCGCACCGATGGCCTTTGCTATTGGCGTGTTTTTATAAGCCTCAATGAAACTGTTGAAAGAACCATCGAAAAACTCACTCCACGTTGCATCTTCGCCGTAGCCTTCGCGCTTGTAAGCCTTGAGCCCAATGGACGTTGCAAAAGCATCTCCATGACGGTGAATGTCATAGCGATACTCAGTATCGCCGTGGACCTCGTGGCTGGCGGTCACTTCGGCGCGGTCATTCTTGCGGATGAATTTTTCCACCGTGTGTGCGTCCTCCAGATAAATGGCTGCACCCTCAGGGTAGCCATCGTGATGGACATAAACGGTGACGGCTGGTCGGAAGCGGAGGTCATCGGGTATGAATCGGTAGGTTGCTCGTGTGCTCATTTTCTATCTCCTCAATGTTGTGGTTCACTAGCAAGCCCACTCAGAACGAATGGGCTTGGTGGTTGAATCACTTCTTCTGTTAGTACCTCCAACTGTGACCATCCTGTTCGTAGGGATCGCGATGATCTTCAGAATATTTCCGCGCAGCTTCCCAGCGGTCATTCTCTTCTGCTTCAGCCGCATCTGCATAAGACTCAGCATCCAGTTGCTCTTCTAATTCCTCCTCATACGCTTTCGGGAAGAACAGTTTGAAAGCCCATTCCGGTAATTTAATGCAATACAAATGGTGCCTGATGGTGGAGTACGGGTAAAAATACACACCCCCATCAAAAAGCTCTGGATTCCTCCAAAGTTTCAGAATTTCCCTTCCCAAGATAATGAACGATGATGTTTTAATCCTCATAATTTGTACTCCTTAAAATTTTCTTAGACGCTCTTCGTTGTTTAGTCTCTCTCACCTTCTTCAATTTCTTAGTTGTCTTGCGGGAAAGAGAGTTGACCTCGTGCTTTATCCTTGCTGTCATTTTCTATCTCCTGCCCCTGTGAGCCGAGGCGCGGGTTCGTGGTTATCACTTCTATCTCCTTGGAGAAATTATATATTAGGAACATACAACATAGCAACATAATAAGAGATAAGTATTCAAGCCATACCTGATATACGGGCATCCTGAAACCTGTCTTTTTATGGTGTTTTGGGGAGGTAAAACCCCTTGGAATTACTGGGGTTTTTTAGCAGGAGCGCCTTAGAGGCCGCTGGAGCTATCGGACACAGAATTGATATCAGGGCATTAGAACTGACAGGTAAACGCCGTAGCCACGCTGTATCGAGGCCGTTTCAGGTGCTAATGGACCTCAAACTCACAGCAACTGACAACCATGTCCCAGGGGATGACAATCGGGGTATTGATCGTGCTTTTGTCCTTGCTGTAGAGGTCTGTTGCCAGAACGAGGCATTCATCAGAATCACCCACCCTGTATCCCACGGTGGAACGCAGAACCGGGGTGAGCATCAATGCTTCCTTCAGTGGGTAATCCCTGGTTTCAATCCAGGCATCCTCCCACAGGACTTCCGTAATCGGGAACCTGAGTCTGCTCTCATCTTTCTTTTTTGCGGTCATTCCACATCGTTCAAAGGATTCTCCAGAATCGTTTGAATCCTCTCCTCAAGCTCATCACGGATTTCCCTCATGCGATCATCCATTTCCCTGATGTCACCATCCACATTAACCTGCACGGTTCTCATTTCAGACCTCAGACTTTGAAACTGGGATTGCATTTCGCGTTCCATGTCATAAACATCGTTCCGTACTTCCCGTTGTGTCGCAGATGTTTCTGTCTCAATGGTTCTTGAAAGGCGGTTGGCTTCAACGATTTCATCAGACACCGCATTAATATCTGAGGCAAGCTCATTTCGGATGAGGTCATACACTGTTTCCAGTCGTCTTATTTCGGCTAAAATCGATTCTGGTTGAAGTGAGGACAGGCTCGATTCCGCATCCAGCAGGCGATTGTAGAGCTCGAACCCTCCCCACAAAAAACCTCCTACGGTTCCCAGTAAAGGCAGAATCAACAGCAGCTTCCCACCGCCTACCTTGATTCCCTGGTATTCCACTTCTGCCATTGTCTTACCTGTTGTACTGACTTTGAATCATCTCATTCAATTTTAACTGCGTCTTGCCAGCCATCATATAAAAACTACGATTTGCATCATCTAATTGAGTTCCTTCATAAATGGAGCGGTCCAGGTACCAGTCAGTATTATCCTGTATCTGGGCCTGGTTGGTGTACTGGGAAAATCCTTCCTTAAAGCCTAGAAACGTCACGGCTGCGGTCTGGTCGCTGTCAAAGCCGCCTTCTTGCATCATAGTATCCAGTTGCTCCTGAAGGTTCTGCTGCGCTACCTCTGCCCCTACACGTTCTGCCAGAGACTCTACCGCTGAAGAAATCCTTTCCTCAGTAACAGTTGGAGGTTCTATTTCAAACCTATCAAAATCAGGGGCTTGTTGAGAAAGAAACGTGCCTATATCACCCCCCACGGCCATTGCTTCACTAAAATTATCTTCAAACTGAATGTCTGCCTGCGTGAAAGTTTCCCCGCCCTCCAGTACAAAATCCTGTTGTAATTGCTGTTGCTGTTGTTCCTGCTGCTGTTCTGCCACCTCAAACGGGGAATCCGCAACCACCTGTGTAGCAGGAGTCTCAGTCATTTGAATCTGCTGAATACCAGAAGATTGCTCCTGCTGCTCCTGCACAAACGTATCACCTGTTGCCAGTGACTGCTCTGACTGGCTGACCGGATCGCTGTTCTGAACCATGCTGGCACCGGAGGATGAAACCGTTGTGCCGCTCGATGACATCATCGTGGTCCCGCTCTGTTGCTGAGATGAACTTCCACCCGATGATGATTGCCCGGATTGTTGACTTGACACTGCCCTGACCGAGTTCATGGCAATGGAAACCGCACGGGTTCTGCGGATATTCTTTCTTTCAGACCTCTTTTCTGTTTCCTCTTCTTCCTCTTCCTCTTCCTCTTCTTCAGCTACAAGTTCTCTTTCCTCGACAGATTCTTCCTCATCCAATTCTTCCTCTTCTTCTACGAGGGTAAGTTCTTCCAGTTGCCTCTCATCAATCAACTCTTCCAGGGCTTCATCCTCGATCAATTCCTCAAAGATTTCTTCAGACTGTTCTTCAAGAAGGTTACGTTCCTCCTCTGCCAACTCTTCTTCAAGAACATCTTCTTCTATGTCCAGCCAATCATTATCTGTTATTTCCAGATCCTCAAGAATGTACTCTTCGTCCAGTTGTGCCAGCAGGAACTCACCTTCAATTTCCTCTTCAACAAAAACAGGGAACAATTCTTCTTCAAACTCTTCTTCAGGAAAGAATTCCTCTTCCATCGTAGAAGGCTGGAAATCCACATAATCAAATTCTTCATAGGTTTGCTGCGGCAGAAACAGGGAAAATTCTTCCTCATATATCATATCTGTTTCCATGGTATACAAATCTTCCTGTGGATCATTCACATACTGGAAATCAAATACTTCCTCTTCCCATATCTCCGGTTCAAAAAAGAATTCTTCTTCAAAATACTGAGGAGGTTCATATTGTTCCTCATAGGTATATTCTTCTTCTTCGTACCCATAGAAGGCTTCCTCGGATGTAAACCCAACATTCGTATAGATGTCGTCAGTTGAAATACCGAGCATGGCGTAATCATCTTCGGTATACGTCCCGTCATCGAATAGCTCTTCCTCCTCCACCACTACCACCTGGTAAGAAGCCTCAATCGCCTGTTGACGGGCAAGTGCAGATCCATATCCTGCACATGAAGTATCATATAGATCATCCAGATCGCATTGTTGTAACAGGTAAGCAACTGCATAACCACTGCAATTTATACTATAGAGACTACTCAGACCGCATTGCTGAAGGAGATACGCTGCCGCGTAACCTGAACATTCTTCATCATAAAGAGCATTGATCCCGCATTGCTGGTTGAAATATGCCACCGCATAGCCGCTGCAATTTTCCGAGTACAGTGCGCTGGCCCCGCATTGGGAAGTGATATCAATTTCCACAAACAGGGATTCATTTTCCAGCGTGGTGTTAAAACTTGTGTTGTTCCAGTCTGTATTCACACAGGAACCGGAAACATTTGTGCTTCCTGTTGAACATTCATCATGAAATAGATATTGCTCGTATTCTGTGGAATCCCCTTGGATGCCGATCAGAACGTCGTGCTGGATGATGTCTAAATCTTCATACCTGAACTCGATATTGTTTGTACCTTCATACAGCAGCATCTCAAAGGTGTTATCGGAAGCGCGGTGGTATTCCCTCAAGTCGTACCAGCCAGCCACAAAGTAGTCATTCCCGCTTGGGTCATCAAAGTATTTCGTGAGCATCTTTGAGCCATTATCTCGAATCAGGTCGGTCCAGAACGGATAGATCGTGTAGATCGTGTCAGGGAGAGGGTCTGGGGTGTAATCATTACAGTAGGCGGTTGTAAAGGAAAAACACCCATTCGTAGACATATACCCTTGGGTGTAGCTGTTCCCATAAAACTCAAAGGTAAAGCCCAGGTTGATTGCACTGGACCTCCCGTCATCGCTGATGTTCCACTGGGAAGTGCCTGATTCGTTTCTCAAATCAATAATAGAAGCCGTTCCGACCACAAAATCGGATGCTCCCGCAACGAGTGGCAGAAAACTACATATTGCAAATATCTTCTTCAGGCGATTCATTGCAGAATTCTTCCTTGCTATAGACCCGATAATCAAACTCACGGCCCTGTTCAGATTTCCTGAACCGATACTCAACTTCCGTTACCCCTTCAGGCTTGTCCTGAGGGTTACGGTCCCAGCTATCCTGTGCATCAGAGCCTATCAACCCGTTGTAAGGGCACGGGGTTCCCGCCATCTCCATTGCCTCAAAAACACGCGAGTCCTGACACATAAGGCTGACTGCCGCCACCTTCATTCCCATATCGTAGATAGTTTTGCTTAACTTGATTCGTTCACAATTTTCATCCCGAATACTCCTACCCCCGGAGAACCCCAGAATCTGCGTCTGTACCGCTCCACTCACCCCTGTAGTGCAGAGATCCTGCGAGTAAGAGCTACCGATACTTGGAGCAATCGCGCTTGGCGGTGGACTTTTTATTTCCTGTTCAATCTTTTGTACGGTTTCGTTCCGGTTAATGTTCTCATTCCGGTTATTGTTCGTGTTGTTACTGGTGTTGTTGTTGTTGGTGGTGACATCAGATGTGCTTTCCGACACCGAAGAGTTTGTGTTGGTATTGCTATTAGTATTGTTGGAAACCGCGTTACTGTCGCTGGTCGAGTTCGTTGTGTTTGTGTTGCTACTGGTGCTGTTGACCGTCTGATCAACGGTGGAATTATTCGTGTTGGTGTTATCAGACGAAGATGTCGAATTCACTGTTGAATTATTCGTGTTGGTATTGGTACTGGCACTCGTATTGTTGTTGGTATTGTTGTTGGTATTGGTCGCAGTGCTGGTGTTTACGTTGGTATTGGCATTCGTGTTTGTTGCTGTTGACGTATTGGTATTCGTGTTGGCATTCGTGTTTGAGTTCGTGTTGGTTGCTGTTGACGTATTGGTATTCGTGTTGGCACTGGTGTTTACATTGGTATTTGAATTGTTATTAGTGTTGGTCGATGTACCCGTATTAACCGTTGTATTGGTATTGACGTTTGTATTGGCATTTGTGTTGGTCGCGGTTGAAGTCGTGGTATTGGTATTGTTGTTATTATTGGTATTGGTATTGGTCGCTGTTGAAGTGTTGTTATTCGTGTTGACGTTAGTATTGCTGTTCGTGTTGGTATTGACGTTAGTGTTGGAATTCGTGTTGGTGTTGACGTTAGTGTTGGTTCCCGTGGCTGTGGATGTACTGGTGGTCGTAGTTGTTAAAGAATTCGCTTCACAGAACTCCGTACCCGCCGTGCAGGTGCCGCTAGGCTGGGCAGAGGCGCTCTGGAACTGAAAAAAAAAGGGGTATATCGCCGCTAGTGCAAACAGGATTTTCTTCATTCTTCCTCACCCTTGAACTTCTTGGACTGCCCACTCGTACCGGCATAGATACCAAATACCGCTGCCATTGCACCTACGACCACGGACACCAGCC